TGCCGTTCTCCAGGCCTGAGCCGGGAACGCTTTTTGGGTAATCCACTTTCAGCTCCTTTCAGGTCGCATGAAACGCCAACGCCCGCATAGGCGGGCGTTGGTAAAAATGGCTGTAACACTCTGTTCAACTCGCGACATCAAGCCACAGCCAGCATTCGCATCAGCCAGTCCGGCGGTAAAGGTCGACTCGCGTCTGCGGGAAACCCCGTGCTCGACGGCCAGTCCCGCAGCTCCTGGCGATAGTCCAGAAGTTCCTGATGGTCCTCGATGCTCAGGCTCATCGGTCTGCCTGCGGCCTCCTCATCCCGATCACGATCAACCAGCCATTGGCTGGCCAACAGCTGCCCGTCGCGCCATTTGCGCGCCAGCATCGAAAGTTCGGCATCCGACAGCGGCGCAGCATCGATCAGCACTGGCAAACCATCGGCATCATGGCTGCGGATTTTGCCGGGCGCAGGGTTGCCGATCACCGCGATGAAACGCTCCTCAGTGATCGGTACTGCATCGCTCGGCATGCTTGGATTGATGCCGGACAGGTACACACAGCCTGTGGACTGACTATAAAAACGGTTCATGGTTACTCCTCAGCGTCCGAACGCGATTGCACAAAAGCCGCAAGGCAACAGTTCCGAGTACAACGTGAAACCGTTCTGATTTTTCGCACCCAGCGAAACACTGCCCGGAGCCGATCCATTCAAAGTGGATGGAAATACCGCAAGGCAAACGTTGGGAAACGCCAAGGTAAAACTCGAATATGCCCCTTGAATTCCTAAGGTCGACAGTCCGACCCACTGAATGATGAAACCACCCAGCCAGGAAGGAAAAACAATGTAGCCGTTGGTGGTCAGACTGGCAGAAAAGCCAAAGCGCAGCGTTTTCGGCGTCACGATCGTGGTGGTATCCGCGCCACTGTCGGTCTGCGCCTGAGTAGCTATCTTCGCCACCCCGGCAATGCTTTCGCTCGCCTGCACCACGCGTTTGGCGATGGCTTGAAAAACCCGTAACGGAGTCATGCGTTTAACGTTGTCGGTTCCCTGCTCCGCGTCTTGAACACTGGCCACAGGCACCACACTCTGGGTGATTTTCTGCTCGATGGCAGACTTCAATTGAGCGTTGTCCTGCTCATCCGCTGCGAGGCCAGCCGACTGAATCACATTCAGCACTTCCTCAGTGACAGCATTGCCCCACTGCGCTGGAATCAAAGACCCGATGGCCCCGGTCAACGGGTTTTCGTCGACAAACCTGCCGTTGACCAGGCCGGTGCCGGGCAAACTTTTTGGATAATCCATTTCACTTCTCCTTGTAGAAATCAGCCGTTCACGACGGCGCCGGGGACAGTCGGCCAAGTAATCTCGTCAGGAAATCCGGCCTGCTTTTCGAGGCGATTGAGCTCGACGCTGTAGCGTTTCCATTCGAGCAATTGCAGCCGTTCTTCATCGCTCGCATCACCGATGTCCTCGGCATATTGAAGCGGAGCGATACGCAGGACGGCGTCCCGCAAAAGTACGTCGCGCTTTTCCAGCTCCTGCGCTTTGGCATTCGCCATTCGAGCCTGCTCATCCAACACCCAGGCATCATCGCGCCATACATGAAACTCACCCGGCCAGGACTGTGCCGTAAGGGCTTCAGGCAACGCTCCCAGCTCGTTCCAGATCTGTTGCGCGCCCCCGTCCTTGCGATACACCACTCCTCGGCGGTCAATCACTTCACGGGGTACGCCATTGATCAACGCCCAACTACGGCCGGTTTCCGGCTCAGGCAATTCGAAGGACAGTTCAACGGCGTTGGCCGGAAGTTGAATGCCGATACCGGGTGTGACGGGAAACTCGACTGGGCCAGACAGAGCGCCCGAACCATCGAATAGATAATTGAACATGAAGTGCCTCAGATAAGTTTGATGCGGCCGGGATAGGCGATGTTGCGAGGGCGGGATTTGAAGGCGTAAAGCAAGGTGGCCGCGGTATCTCGCTGATAGGTAGTGTTCACAGGAAAAATCGGGCCACCGTTGAGCAGCCCCGAAATGAATTGCGGCTCCTCTCGGGTATCCGCTCCAAAACCGATGAGGCTATCGGACCAGTAAGCGCCCACCGCCCCACCGCCGTTAGCACCTTGGGCATAGGCGTGAGTAGACCCCGGTTGAAAGGTGCCCATCACACGTGCGGTGTCCACTCCTCGCCCCTCATCCAGAACCCTGAGAAACTCCCCTCGCCCTTCAGGCCCGCGAAACGTCAACGCACCATCACCCGTGGTCCACTTCCCCTCCGTACCTGAGCGCAAGGCCTCTGCTCCCAGCATTCCTGATTGCTGAGCGTGATCCCACAGCCAGGGCCATTCGGCGCGTTTCATGACAGAGCCATTGAGTGCACCATATCCGCCGGGGTTAAGCAGGATGGTCGTCTCGAAGAAAGGCCGACCTAGCGGAGTGTTGTCGAAGCGACCGACCGGCCACCAACTCCCAACGCCATCACTGCGCAGATGCCACCAGTCACCGCTGCCCATTAATACGAAAAACGGATAACCACTGGCGGCCAGATGGGTATGAAAGCGAATACGATCAGTACCCGACGCCTGGATGACTATGCGACTGCCACTGTTGTCCACTCGCCTGACGATCACATCACGTACACCAAGTGCGGCATTGGCCGACGGCAGCTGCAGAGTCACCGCGCCCGGACTGCCATCGATCAATACGAGGCCGAGTTCTGCCTCGGCCAGTGTTTTCGAGGCCGCCAACCGGGTAATCACCGAACGCATCGGACTGGCGGTGCCGACAATCGATTGAATGGCTTTAAGCAGTTGGCCGGTGTCCGCTTCGGCAGCGACCAGCCCGGCACCGTTAATCACACTCAGAATCTCCTGAGTGACACTGTTGCCCCACACCGCCGGAATCAACGATCCCGGCGTACCCTCCACCGGGTTTTCATCGACGAAGCGGCCATCGACCAAGCCGACGCTGGGGACACTTTTTGGATAATCCATGGGTGTTCGTTCCTCTGAAATGACAAATGACGACGTCGGCAAAACTTTTTAAGCGTGTCCGTCCACGGTCGGTTTTCTGAAAATAAAAAGCCCACGCGGACGTGGGCTTGGGTGACGCAGAACGAAGGCTTTCTGGCTTAGCCGGAAACACCGCTGACCAGCTCACGAATCGCGACCAATGCTTCAGCAGCTGCGCTGTGCGCCTGCTCCAGATTGCCTTTGGCGGACTGCGCACGAATCTGCGCCTTGGCTTTCAGACGCAGGGTGCGCAGGGTCAACAGGTGATTGGTCAGTTCATCGGCCTTGGCGAGAATCTGCTCGGCAGCCTGTTTGGCCGTACGCCCTTTGACCACCCAGGCAGCGACCGACAGCGGCACTTCCTTTTTCGGGTAACCGGCGTCCTGATAAGCCTGAGCATCGGCGGCGGCCTGGGCGTATTCCATGGCTTTGAGCGGGTCGCCGGCCAGCACCGTGCGGACGCTGTCAGCGGCGGCATCGATTCTGGCGCAAAGGCGTTCGGCTTCTTGCAGCTCCAGCTCGGCGACCCTGCCCGCATTGAGCTGCCATGCTTCACCGTCCCAGTCATGGGCCGGTGAAGGCTGTGCAGCACGCAAGCCGTCTTCGAACTGATGCAATTCTTGAATGATGATCATCGGATCAACTCCCAGGAAAGATTGATATTCACCGCCGCTGAAAAGTTGATCGCAATACCGTTTGCGTAGTCGGTCGGGAGAATATTTTTGATGCCCATGCTGAACAGCAACTCATCACTCGTCCCGTTATCGGCACCAAAGGCGTGTTCGGCTTGATAGGTCTGCCAAAGGGAACGCAACATGCTGTGGTCGAAGCTGGCGGTCAATGTCGAAACGGTTGTGTCATTCACCTCGTTGTTGGTAATAACCCGCACCGTCTCCCCCGCACTGGCCCAGCCGTCCCAATTGCTCGACGTGGCAACCTTCGGGTTGAGAAAACAGTAGTTGGCGCCCAGCCATCCGGGTGTCGCAAAATTCACAGCAGTGACTTGTGTCGGATGCGGCGTCGCATTGCCCACCACCAGACGCGCGGCACGGGCATGCGGGTCCAGTGGCAGGTACACCACGCCATTGCCGCTGATTGTTTGCGTCCACGACAAGCGGCTACGGTTATACATCGCCCGGACAATCGGTACCGAGCCGGGGCCGGCTGTCACCACCCAAGCCAGACAGAGATCCAGCGGCGTCGACTGAAAACCACCGCCCGCCGCACCATTGATCGTGCCCTTCAATCCCTCGGGCGTGGCGTCATAGATAATGCCGCGCTGTGTGTAGAAGGTCAGCACACCCGCGACCACTTGCGCACGCAGAAAGTAACCGGAGTTGGGCAACAGTTCGGCACTGCTCCAGGCTATCGTCGTAAAGGTGCGCGGACGCCCCAACTGACCGGCCAACACTTCCTGGCCTAGGCTGACCAACACACCGGGCAGAATCGATAAGCGCCCGCCACTTGTTGCAACCGCCGACGGCGTGATCGGCATTCGCCCATCTGCCGTAGCCACGGTAGCGGTTGGCAATGAGCCAATCGGCAACGCCAGATCCTGGTTCCAGCCCTTGGCCGAAACGCTCTGAATCGCCTGCAACAACTGATCGTATTTCTTCTCGTCCGGGGTCAGCCCACCGGCATTGATCACGTTGAGAATTTCCTGGGTAACCCCATTGCCCCAATCCGCCGGAATCAACGATCCCGGGGTTCCGGTCATCGGGTTTTCATCAACGAACTTCCCATTCACCAATCCGGCG